GTAAACAAAAAGCAAAAAATCTCATCTATGATTGATGAGTTTAAGAAAATGGTTCGTCATGCTGGTGATGTTGCTGTTATGGGACCACTTATAAATGATTTAATTGATTCATCACTTAAAAATGATGACCACCTTATTAAATTAGCAACCATTGCTCAAAGAATTGTTGCAGCAGAAACAAAATCGGAAGGAGAAGCGGGATTCCTTTCAGCAGAAGAAAGAGCACAATTATTAGCTGAAATTGAAGAAGTTCACGAAGAAGTTAAGAGAATGGATGATATTGAAAACGAAGTTGAAGAACTCAAACAAAAAATAGGATAATCAATGTTTGAAACCAAAGGTTCATTAACACGACAACACCAAAGTAGTAATAATAAAAATTATGGGTCTGGTGTTGTTTATGATATTATATTAGATGTAAATCATCCACTAATCGTTGATGGACAGTTAGATGTTTCAGCGGTTGGTGCTGTTAGGTATAGAACATTAGGAACTGTTAGTGATAACGAAGACGAGTTACCAATCGCATATCCATTTGATAAAAATATTACAACTTTACCTGTAAGAAATGAGATTGTAGAAATATACAAAAACGCATCCAATGAAATTTTTTATAGAAGAGTTGGAACTGAAATAAGTCCAAATAGTGGAACCAATCCATTCTTTATATCAAACACATTTTCTCAAAAAGAATTTCAAGAACAAAAAGTTGAAAATTACCAAAGAAGTTCAGCTACCGGTATTCAAAGAACTAATGCAAATAAAACTGCAAAGTATGATGGGCTTGGTAATTATTTTGAACCAGAATTTACTCATAAATTAAAATTATATGAGGGTGATACTTTTATACAAAGTAGATTTGGGCAATCTATAAGATTTTCAGCATACAACAATGATGATAATACATTTTCACCAACTACTATAATACGAAATAGAGAAAGTGAAATTACAAGAGATATAAACTTATTATCAGACATAACTGAGGATGTAAATAGAGATGGTAGTATTATATTTTTGGGTTCTAATGAACATAAATTAAATTTTATACCTGGTACTGTAAATGATAAAAACATTGGGGATTTTCAAACTCGTCCACAATCATTTTCAAACTACCCATCAGAACTATTAGGTGACCAAATCCTTATTAATTCTGGTAGAATAATTCTTTCGGCAAAAAATGCTGAAATGATTTTTTATTCAAAGAAGAACTATGGATTTATTTCCGATGGTGCATTATCAATTGATAACAAATTGGGAATGACTATAAATTTGGGTGACCATTCCAACATTACTACAAATGGTAGAGATGTAAACATCAATACTGGTTCAACTGGTAAAATAAATTTAGGAGCTGGGGTTGGTCTTGAATCTATGGTAAAGGGTGAAACTTTGGTGTTATTGTTGAACGAACTTATAACTCAAATTCAAGCAATAATCGTAGCAACACCAGCAGGTCCTTCATCTCCACCAATAAACGCTGCTGCATTTGCAAGTATAGCAAGTAGGTTAAACACTATGTTAAGTAAGCAAAACAAAACCATCTAATGTCGTGGCAAGTCTTCAAACAAACTATGAAATTGGTGATGAGCAGACCGGAAGCGGTATCATCGCCAGATGTTTTTGCTGAAGCATTAGCAGGGGCATACCTAACAACTGTATCAACTGGATTTGCATTTCTAAACTTTTCAAGATTACAAAGGGGTAATTACGATGCTATGAAAGCATTGTTTAAGCTGGCACTATTAAAAGGATTATCAACACAACCACCACAACGATTTTCATTAGTAAACGAATTGGGTGAGGGTGTAAAGATATTTTGGGCTGGTGCACAAATGACACCATTCCCAACACCAATTATTCCAGCACCAGGTTCAATTAGTAATACCGCAGTAACCTCAAACGTAGTGATAAGTGCTGGAACTTGGCCAAAGTTTCCACCATTATTTCCTGCAAGAAGTAATGATATTTTTATAGACCAATTTATATTGGCATCAATAGTTCACCTATTCTCACTACAGGGTTTAGTTCAAACAATATCTTTATATCCAGGTCCGATATCACCGATACCCGGTCCTGGTGTTTTAAATTGGAGAGGATTTGTTGTTCTTCCGGCTGTACCCGGTCTTCCAACTATACCACAAAATATTGGACCTGATGGTAGTATACAAGTAACTTCTGGTGGTAGTTCTTCTGGTGTTGGTTCAACAAATGTATCAACTGGTGGTGATATACAAATACAAGATGGTAATATAGTAGTTGATGGAAATGATTTGACCAAACCAATAACCGAAACGCTTCCATTTGAATTAAGAACACCTCAGACTTTGGAAATATTGGAAAAACTACAAAGAAACCAACCAAAGGAGGTTAAGTTTTGCGAATAGGTTACCAATCCCCAAAAAAATTGGGGGTAGATATTTATATAGAGAACTAAACAAAACAATAATGGATACTAATAAACTTTTAAAAGCCATTCAAATCCTTATTAAAGAAGAGTTAAAAGAAGCACTTCCAAAGTTGGTTAAAGAAGCTGTAAGAGTTGAAACTGCTAAATTGTTGAAAGAAAACAAAGAATTGAAGAAGCAGTTGGTAAAGACTCAATCACAACCAACCTTTATGGATATGGATTTAAATGAGAACACCAACTTAAATGTTGGTAAAAAAGCATATACTAAAAATCCTGTCTTAAATGATATCTTAAATCAGACAACTCCACTTTCCAAAACTCCAATGAACGAAAGTGTATTGGATAGAACAATGACTTTCACAACTCAAAATGTTCCAATGGGTGGGGGTATGAAACCTGATTTAAGAGCACAAATGGCAGCTCAGATGGGTTATGGTGATTTCTCAATGGGTGCAAATGTAAACGGATTAGGAGTTCAAACCGGAAACGAAGCATTAGATAAGGCATTCAATAGAGATTATTCAGAATTAGTAAAACGATTCAAAAAGTAATGGAAATTTTGTTGATTTTTGGAGTGGTGTTTGTAATCGGAGGATTCCTTTTATATACAGCATATCAAGAGGGTAAAGAAAAAAATAAAGGCTAATAGATGGCAATTATATTAGGGTCAAAGCCGGTTAAAGATACAACGCAATTTGAATCATATGCGTATGGAATCACTTTACCTATACAAATCGGCAACACTGCATTTAATCAAGCATTTACTTCATATGAACAAATAAAATCAAACATAAAAAACGTATTACTTACCAAAAAATTAGAAAGGATTATGAACCCTGGATTTGGTAGTGGTTTGCAAGAATTATTGTTTGAACAAAATGATGAAGTTTTAATTGGAGATATTGAAGAAGCAATAAATGATGCAATTGAAAAGTGGTTACCATATGTTTCTATAGAAGATGTAAATGTTAGAGCTAGTAATGAACAAAAAGATAGGAATGAAATTTATGTTTCAATTACATTTAGAATGAGAAACAATCCAACATTAGAATCGGTATCTTTTACAGTATAAAAGAAGTAGTATGGCACAAATTAATAAAAACTTTAAAAATAAAGGTAAGGATATAAAGTATCTAAACAAAGACTTTGCTTCATTCCGAAATAACTTAATTGAGTTTGCAAAAACTTATTTCCCAAAAACATATACTGATTTTAGTGATGCATCTCCGGGTATGATGTTTATGGAAATGGCATCCTATGTTGGTGATTCTTTATCATACTACATTGATGATACTTTAAAAGAATCTTTACTTTACTACGCTGAGGATAAAGTTAATGTTTTGGCAATGGCTCAAATGATGGGTTATAAACCAAAAGTTGCTGTACCTGCTGTTACTACTCTTTCGGTATACCAATTAGTTCCATCTACTGGTGTTGGTGTTAATAATCAACCTGATAGTAGGTCATACCTTAAAATAAAAGAAGGTATGCTGGTTCGTTCCAACTTAGATACAAATATTACGTTTAGAACAACCGATATAATTGATTTTTCAGAAGATATTAACAGAGAAATCACACCATATCAAAGAGATTCTACAACTGGAGAAGTAACATTCTATTTAGTAAAGAAGAATGTTCAGGCAATAAACGCTCAGCAATTTACAGCTACATTTAATTTTGGAACATATTCACCATATACAACTATTGACTTGTTGGAAACAAACATAATTTCAATTGTTGATGTAAGAGATTCAAATAATTTGAAATATTATGAGGTTCCATATCTTGCTCAAGAGATGGTATATGTGGACTTCCCAAACACCGAAGAAAACGATTCAGAACTTTATCAATTCAAAGATACTGTTCCATATTTGTTAAAGTTATTAAAAACACCAAGAAGGTTTACTACATACATTAATCAGAACAACTCAACAAGAATACAATTCGGAGCAGCTGACCCAAATGCAAATGATGAACTTTTGATTCCTACTTTTAAAAATGTTGGATTGGGATTGCCAAACTCAATTGATAGATTGGGTTCAACTTATGACCCTACAAACTTTTTAAAAACAAAATCATATGGAGTATCCCCAGCCAACACTACAATTACTGTAAAATATTTAGTTGGTGGAGGTATTACCGGAAATGTGGCTAAGGGAGTTTTAACCGAAGTAATCGGAGTTGAATACGATAACAACTTAACCGGATTAACAAACACCGAAATATCTTTATTATTAGCTGCTCAAAATAGTTTAGCAGTTGATAACGAAGTACCTGCAACAGGTGGTAGAGATGCTGAAACATTAGAAGAAATTCGTCAGAACGCATTGGCAACATTTGGTTCTCAAAATAGAGCAGTTACTGCAAAAGATTATCAAGTTAGAGCATTAGCAATGCCAGCAAAATTTGGAGCAGTTGCAAAAGCATACGCTACTGCAGATGGTACATTGGAAAATAACTCACCTGAATCAATTCTTGCATCACCAAATACATTGGCTGAGTTTACAAATTTGGTAATGGATTTTATAAACCTTCCAGATAATCAAGAACCAAACGAAGAGACGGTTCAAAAAAGAGTAAAAGAATTCTTAAATGGAAAAACATCCAACAGAAATGAATTAAATAACCCATTCGCTATTAATCTTTATTTATTAGGATATGATGGTAATGGTAAATTATTTCCATTGAATAGAGCAGTAAAAGAAAACTTAAAAAGATACTTAAATGAATACCGAATCCTCACCGATGGTATAAACATTAGTGATGGATTTATAATTAATTTTGGAATTGATTTTGAAATTGTTTGTTACGCTAACTACAATAAAAGTGAGGTGGTAACTCGTTGTATAAACGATTTAACCGATTACTTTAATATTGATAATTGGCAGTTCAATCAGACAATAAACATTAGTGAAATTGAATTGTTATTAGCAAATGTTGATGGTGTGGCATCTGTATCTTTTGTGGATGTTTATAACAAATGTGGTGGTAATTACGCTCCTAATTCATATGATATGAAAGCAGCTACAAAAAACAAAATTATCTACCCATCATTAGACCCATCTGTTTTTGAATTAAAATTCCCAGCAGCGGACATTAAAGGAAAAGCTAAATAATGTATTACTTTTTAACAGCATCAAAAGACGCATCAATCTACCTCCAACAGCCCAACCAAAATACTGGATTGGATGAGATATTAGAGGTAAGTAAAGTTTACTATGGTAATATCAAAGATATTGCTAAATCACTTATTAAGTTTGAAGTTGGTTATTTATCAGCTTCATTAAGTGATACTTCAATCTCTATGAGTGAAGCAACTTTGATTTTAAGAGATACTGAAAGTAATGAAATTCCATTGGAATACACACTCTATGTAAGCGCAGTTTCTGGTGCTTGGGAAATGGGTAATGGTACTCGTTTTGATAACATATCTACCGCTGGTGTAACTTGGAATTATAGAGAAGGTGATTCTCAATTGGAATGGATTGAAAACTCATTAAGTTCATCAACCACTTCATCTAATGCAAACGGAACTGGTGGAACTTGGTATACACAATATGAAA